GCTCGATGAAGGACAGGCCGGAGTGTTGTGCAACCAATTTCGCATAACGATGCGCAATGGTGGGCGGCGCGTCTGGCCGTGCCTGCTCGGGAAATGGTCGCAACATTGGTCCAGTTGCGACACGCACTGGGCGCCGTTGATGCCCGGATGGTTGCGGGCCATCCATGGTGGCGCTGGTCAGCAGGCAGGCCGCGAGTGACGCAACCGCCAGGCGCAGCCACATCGCCGCAATCACAGCGCCTCCAGCTGGGTGCGGAGTGCGTAGATTTCGGCGTCATTGCGCAGGCCCAGCTTGCGCAGCGCGGCGCTCTTCTGGGTGCTGATGGTCTTAATACTGCGGTGGCGCTGCACTGCAATTTCGGACACCGTCATGCCATCCAGCAGCAGATGCAGCACCTCGCGTTCGTTGCGGCTGAGTGGCTCGCGCGTGGGCGGCAGCTTGCACCCGGGCGGAAGCCGGAGCAGCCCCTGGGACACCCGGATTACTGCATCGGAAAGCTCGGTCAGGGGTTCGCATTTGCTGACGTAGCCGCTGATTCCGGCATCCAACAGCACATGGATGCCGGCATTCGACGACTGCCCGGCAAATGCCAGCAACGAGACCCGCGGCGCGCACTCGCGCAGCTTCAGAACCAGCTCCGGGCCGGTCAGATCGTCCATGCCCAGAGTGATGTCGATGATCGCCACATCGACCGGGTGGTTCATCAGGTACTGCAGCAGTGGCGCGCTGTGGCCGTGGCTGGCGACGATCCTGAAGCGCGTATCGGTGCCGAGGTGCATGCCGACCCCGCGTCGGACGACATCATGATCGTCGAGCAGTGCCAGTCGAAGGCGACGCGGTGCAGGATATCCATTCATGCGCAGGGAGGTGATCGTCGCCCAGGGGCGTGGCGCTCATTCTGGCGCTGTCATCTGGGTGGTCATCGAATTCGTACGATTTTTGCGACTATTCCTAAATGGGGGTCGGACTACTGGGTTTTGGGCTTTGAAATCTGAGGGTCAGGGCCTTGGTTGGGCGCTCAGATTTCAAGGGATTTGGGGGTATTAACGTGACGCGTCACGGTCTTTTGGTTGGGTGGCCCATGAGGAGGCCACGCGTGGGTCGCGTTCCTGTGGCGTGTTGCGGTCCTGGTGATGGCGCTGGCTGGTACCGGGGTTGGAATGGCGCTGAAGGCTCAGGTGGAAAAGCGCATCGAGGTTGCCGGCGTCATGACGATCGTTCTGGGCGGCCGGACGCTGGGATCCATCAGGCTGGATGATGGCCGGTGCTTTGACCGGGCGCTGCCGGAAGCGGTGTGTGAGCAGAGTTGGCGCTGGTAGAGCAAGCGCGAGGTGGTGAGCGGGCCGTTGATGTCCTGGCCGAAGGGGTTGGTTGCCGGGTTGATGTGGATCGACATCAAGGACCGGAAGGTTGAGGGGTCGGGATGCTGACGATCCTGAGGCATCCCATCTGGATGGGAACATAATATACATTATGCGAAATCATGGCTGGGCCGCGCTCGAGCGTTCGTCTCCTCCGGCTGGCAATGGCTGCGCCTGTGGCTCGGCTCTTGCCTGCCGAATCATTACCCCGACAAGGACGAGCTAGCAGCGTAATGGAATTCGACCCGTACAACCGCACTGAACTAACCGGCCCTTGGGCCGGTTTTGCTTTCCTGGGCAACCGGCTGATCACACCGGAAGGCCGCGAGCTGTTGCCCGAGGATCTGGCCTGGCTTTCGCTCACCGCCTGCCAAGCGCAGGAATGGCGGCGGATGATGGACCAGCTCCGCTGCAAGCCTGCTAGATCCGGGCAGCGAAACCATTGCAGCGCAAGCGATTCGAAGGTGGTCGATGTGGCCACCCTGATGGCCCGACGCCAGCGAAGGTTGTCCAGGGGGATGGCTGGCCCCAGCGCCGAGCCACCCATGGCAGAAGAAACGAAGCCGGGGCCGAAGCCCCGTGCGCGCGGGTGAGGCGTTGACCGTAGGGGCCCTGCCCCTACACCCCGGTTAGAATCCAAGCGGGAAAATTAAGGGGGGCGTATGGAAAAGACTGGGTGGCAAGTGGCATGTGGGGTTCTGTCGATTGCACTCGTGGGAGCTGGCTTCGCTCTGGCGGCGAACAGGCAAGCGCTGGAGCAGGCAAACGAAGACCTGAAGGCCGTGAGGACCGTGGAAACCGTCACCGTGCACGAGGTGCACAAGCCCTTGTGCCCGGAATCGCCACCGTCAAAGCAGTTTGAGGCTGGCGATGTAGTTCCTTGGCCAGAGGGAGCAAAGTGCATGGGAGGCCGGCTTATCTCAAAGACAGCCGGTGGATGGGAGTCGGTGACGCACCAGGGCAGAGCCGTTCTATGTCACGAATGAGGACGCGATAAGAGCAAGCAAGGCCAAATGGCCGACGTAGTACACGTAAAAGAACCTGCCAAACCTGCCCACTCGCCAATCCAACTCAGCGAGCAGCAGCACGGGCAGAGCAAGGAGCGCCCAGGCGTTGCCGTTGTACCAGCACAACAGGCCCATGCAGATCCAGACCCAAACTGGCAGTGCCAGGTAAAGCCGCTGACGCCTCCAGTCCCACGAGCCAAGCAGGAAATGCATGCGCACGCCGTGGTTACGGAACCAGCCCCAGCTGGCCAGAACCAGCCACACGCCCGGCCAAGCGTAATCGAGCACAAGGGGCGCCACGAGGGTAAGAACAGCCGCCAGAGGCCACTGACGGCGCTCGTAGGCGGCAATGGCGGCAGCAGCAACCGCAAAGGTCAGAAGGACGTTGAGCGGAAACAGCATGCCGAATGCGAAGTAAGCCGCGGGAGAAGCAACGAGGCCCCAGAGTGCCAGGCGCTTGGCAGACTTGCCGGCATCCGCACCAAGTTGCGCAAGGTTGTAGGCCATGACCAGGGCGAAAAGCGGAAACGCAATGCGGCCAAGCTCGGAAACGACCGGCACATAACCGAGGCCGAAAACCTTGACCAGGTGATCGCCGGTCATCAGCACCAGGGCGATCCACTTCAAGAACTCACGTCCGCTACTGGTCATAGCCTGTTCTCCCCTGCCCTTGTGTACGAATCGGTTTGGATGCTGGGTGACTCAGGGAACGTGCCCATAGCGCGAGCCTCACGGGCAATCGCGGAACCGCGCTGACGCTCGATCTCATTGAGTTCGCCGTACGCACGCTGCATCTGGGTTTCTGCATTGACGAACCTGTTTTCACGGCGAGGCAGGAAAGGCTCGTACTGGCCGCGGCGTGCGATGACTCTGCAAGTCGGCTCGTCCAGGTCATAGGTCGTGCCTTGCTCTGTGACACAACTACAGCTGGGGTCATCAATCTGACCAAGCCCGTTTAGACCGCCGAGCGACGACATGCAGAACAACCGCGGCGGTTCGTTGGGAACGCTCAACGCATTCTCGTAAATGGGCGCCGTCCACGGCTGGGACGGAATGCGCGGCAGGAACTGGTCGACGTACTCCTTTAGTGGCATCCGCGAGTGTTGTGCCGCCCCGCCGCCCGCCGTCGCTAACGCTCCGTCGCGCGGCGGGGCAGCACCATTCGCTACTGGCACGATGGGCGTGTCCTCCCCGCGAAGCCGCTTCCCCATCCCGGCGAACGTGTAGTACGCCATTCCAATGGCGCCAACGAACACGATCGGCAGGGCGATGACGTACCAGGGAATGCGTCGCTCGGTGGTGTCCAGCTCGGTGGACTTGTAGAGCCCCATCGGCCGCGTGGGCAGCTTGCGCCGACGGTTGACCAGCGGGGTCGCCTTCTCCGCCTGAGCTTCAAATCTGTCGAACTCACGCAGCTGCACAAACTTGGTGCCAAAGCGACGGCGAACATGCACATGCCGTTCGATCAAGTCGTGTACGAACTGATCGCACTGCTTGTCAGGTGACTGACTGACAAAGATGAAATCGAGGCCGCGATGACGGTGCTTTGCAAGCTGCTCCACATGGTCAGGGACCTTACCGCCCGGCGGGCGCTTGGGAAGCATGCCGTGCTCGTAAGCCTCATCGACCAGGGCGACAGCGCCATCGGGCAAGAAGTTCATCCAGTCGCGGAATTGCTCTGGCGTCATCTCCAGGACACCGGTCTTTACGTAATCAAATTCGCGGATGTTGCAGGCGTAAACGATGCGACCCTGATCCTTAAATTCAAGCAGGCGCTCGATGGCATGCAGCGTCTTGCCGTGCCCAGGCTGGCCGGTGAACCAGTAGATCATGACGAAGCTCCTGGCATCTGATCAGCAACAGCCTTCGGAACGATGAAGACCTTCCACGTAAGTCGGACCGTGAGAGCTGACAGGATCATCGTCATGGCGGTGCCTACGCCCAAGTAAGACAGAAAGTCGAGCATGCTCGCCGGGAGCTGCACGACGTACTGCATTACGAAGGCCTTGAGATTGGGCAACACAGCGTTAAAGGTGACCGTGGTCAGGCCAAACGTCGCGAGAACCTTGCCAACGATGCCAGCGGCAGCATTCTTGATGGCACCGACAAGGTGGATGATGCCTTTGATAATCCATTCCCAAACCATCATCAGACGTTTCCTCCCATGAGAATGCGAAGTGCCGTGTAAGCAGCAAAAAGAAGCACAAGCGCACGCATGATTGCCGCCACCTGACAGAAATAGGGCAAATCAGAGCCACTGATCTGCGCGCCCATGACGGTGAATGAAGGAGGCTGAGGGCAGCTGCCACCGCCGAACATATCGCTCGTGTCGATCATGCTGGTGGATACGCCGATGCCCCACTTTTTGGCCGAAGCAACGTCAGAGTTACCGTCTCCAGGGCCGGTCACCTCCCCTACCCCCTCAAGCGCATCTGCAACACCGTTTCCGTTGGCGTCACCGACAGCGCCACCACCTGTTTGCGCGCCGTCCTTTGCCGCGAGCTTCTCAGCCGCGCAGGCAGAACGCCACTGCAATAACAGGCTGGAGTACTCCATGGCGTTGCACTTTTCGCCTGTGCAAGTGGGCATGCCGGACTGGCTGCAATGGCCGCCGCTGATGTTGTTGTTGCGGCGAGTATTACAGTCAATGCGCCATTGAATTCGAGCTTGACCGCACATGATCGGAGAGCCACTGCACGATGGCGGCGAACTGCAGCTGTCACCACCCGAGAACGACTCTGGATCGGAAGGATCGTTGTCGGGTTCGCCGTCCTTGTCCTTATCGCGCTTACAGGTGCCATCAGGACCACGAACCTCACCGACCGCGCACTGACCGTCACCGGGGATGCAGCTACCCAACGGGCTACGAACCATGCCTGCCGGGCACTCGTTGTCTTCCTTCTTGCAAGACCCGGAGACTAGTGCCATGCCGTCTGGGCAGGGTTTTTCGTCAGAACAGGTGTTGCCGACTTTTACCTTGCCCTGAGGGCACTCAGGCTCAACAGGCTGGCACACGCCAAGCATCGCATTCCACACCATGTTCTTGCCCTGCGCGGCACAGTCAGGCTTCTTGTCGCAAACCTTACCGTTAGGGCTATAGGTAGCGGTGTCGTCAGCGTTCTGGCGATACGTCACCTCGCAGTTATCAATGCAACGTGTAGAACCACTAGGAGGGAAAAATAGTGTTGTCTTGCTTGGCACAGAAGAACACTGATTCCGCCAATACCATGTGCCGCCGTTGAACGCTCCAACTTCTGCACCTGAGGCATTGCGCCCCCAATAAACCATGTTGAAGTAACCTGTAGACGCGCCGCTGGACTTAAATCGACACTCTTTGCGAGTGATGCCACCTGGAATGCTCGCATTGCCAGAGGGCGTGTACGCACTACACTGCGCATTAGCTTCCGATGGCGTGCAATTGGTTCCATCTATTGAGCAATTTTTAGTCGCTTGGGCGTGTGCATTGCCAACACCCATCCATCCGAAAACCAGCGCGAGCAGGATATAGGCAATACGCCTGACAACCGAAGATGCGAACGCGCGTGCAAGCCAGCCCATCACACGCCCTCAAACGCAAGCCACGCCGCGCCGCAAATCCCGATGATGATGAAGTACCCCATGCACCCTCCTTTCGCTCATAGAAAAGGGGGCGAACGTTTCCGCGCGCCCCCTGCCCTTAACCGCATCGATTACTTCGCCGCCCGCTTGGTATAAGCCCACACCAGCAGCAGGCCGATGAAGATGGCGACCGCGCCGAAGATCAGCGTCATGTCGGCCTTGCCGCCGGACAGTTCAGCGGCGATAGCCGCGCCGGGGGAGGTGCCGCCGGACGCCAGGGCAGCGCCCGAGGCCATCAGGGC